GCGACGCGGAAGACGTCTACGCCTTCAGCGTCATCAAGGACGGCTCGACCTGGAAGGCGTGGTACACGGGCCACGACAGCGCGGGCAACTACCGCGTCATGCACGCCACCGCCTCGGCCTACAACGGCCCGTGGACGAAGTACTCGACAGCGCCGATCTACAACGGCAACAACTTCGCGGGCGTGTCGCAGGTGTGGAAGTCGAACGGCGTCTACTACATGGCGCTGGACGACTGGTCGGGCCTTGCGACGGTCAAGCTGCTCGCCTCCCCAGACGGGATCAACTGGGTCGAACGCCGCACGCTGATCTCAGCGACAGGATCGGGCTGGGACGGCGGGCGCATCTACTGGACCGACCGTGTCCGCGATGGTGGTACTTGGCGCACGGTTTACACCGGTGCGACCGCGACGACGTTCGTCTACGGCATGGGCTACGTCGGTCAGTCGGCGACCGGCGCCGATGTTGGCTCTGCGACCGATACGGCGTCGATAAACGGTTCGGTATCTCAAACCGTGACCGACTCCGCCGCACTTGCTGAATCCGCGAGCGTTGCCGTCTCGGCCTTGCCGGACAACTACCCGGCGACGCTCGAAGTGACCGATTCCTCCGTCTACGTCCTCACCTTAGGGACCAGCTGATGCAAACGCGATACGACAACGGAGATCTCGTTCGCTGCACCGCTGCGTTTACGGACACCGCAGGCACAGCGATCGACCCCACGACCGTGAGCTTCAGAGTCAAGGACCCTGCGGGCACGATCACGACCTACGCCTACGGAACAGACTCGGAACTCGTGAAAGATTCGACCGGCAATTACCACGTCGATATCGACGCAAATACGGACGGGATCTGGGCCTACCGGTTCTCCTCAACTGGTGCTGGGCAAGCCGCCGCTGAGGCCACCTTCCGCGTCAACTCGCTCTTCGCCTAAGGAACCTCATGGAACTTCTTCTCGCCCTTCCGGGGGTCATCACAACCTGCCTGCTCGCGTGGATCCTGCTAGAGGCGCAGGAGCGCCACGCCAACGAGCGGAGGGCCGAGCATGAGGCCCACCGCACCGAGATCGCCCACGCCGCACGCGCGCTGCTTGAGGAGGTCGGACGCCACCGGATAGAGGTGGACCTGCTCTCGCAAGCGCACCGCGAGCAGCTGCAGAACCTGATCGACACCCACCGTCGTGAAGTGGCGACGCTCTGCCAGCGCATCCAGGCGCCGCAAGTAGCGGTTGCTCAGCACATGCCGCAGGACCTTCCCCCCGACCCGCCGCAGATCGACCTCGAGGACGACGCGGCGATGATCGAGTTCCGCCGTCGCGAGCAGAGCCTCGACGCGCTGGCGCGCGACTTGGAAGATCGCGCGGAGCGACTTGCGGCTGAGGCGCCGGCGTTTTGAGCGCTGCTGTCGAGGAACGTCCGTCGCCGCAGCCACCGGAGCGGCTGACGCGGATCGAACCCGAGCTCCAGCGGCGGATGGATCGCGGGCGCAGCCGTATGCGCCAGCGCGCCCCGCAGCGGCGGCTGAACTACAAGTTCTGGCAGGGCGACACCTACTGGTACGTCAACGGCAAGGGCCTGCTCGTCAACCAGGGGACCGTGTCGTGGCTGCTCGGCGGCGACAAGCCCAACCACCGCATCCGCAACAAGTACCCCTTCATCGCCATGATCGTGGCCGCGAAGGTGTCCGCCGCGACCCAGCGCGTCCCCGGCTACGAGATCTCGCCTTCAACTTCGGAGCCGGACGACTACGCAGCCGCGCAGCTTGCTCAGAAGGTGGCGCTGTGGGGCTACGACAAGTGGCACCTGCGCAGGATCACGACCCAGGCCTTCACCCACGCTCTCGTTGGCGGCGAAGGCTTCGTCTATCCGTACTGGGACGCAAACGTCGGGCCGTACATAGACGAGATCAACCCGCAGACCGGCGAGATGGAGACGCTCGCGCAGGGTGAGATCGCCCACAAGGTTCTCTCGCCCAACGAGGTCTACTGGGAGCCGGGCGTCGATTTTGACAACGCCCGCTGGTACTGCATCGAGCAGGCGCGCACGCTGGACGAGGTCAAGGCGATGCCGGGCTTCCTTGGCGGAGAACTCGCCGCCGACGCGACCGACTCCGACGCGCCGAGCGACGCCGACACCACCAACCTCGTTCTCGTTACCGAGTACTTCGAGCGGCCCTCGCCTGAATACAAGAACGGGCGCTGGATCGTCATGGCGAATCGCCGTCGCGTCGTGCGTGACCGCGACTACCCGTGCCTCGACCACGAGGGCAAGGTCCTCGATGAGCCGCTGCTCGTGCGAATTTCCTGGACGGTTGAAGTTGACGACCGCGACCGCTCGCTGGTCGAGATGCTGATCGACCTCCAGCGCACGATCAACGATTGCTGGAACAAACTGCTCGAGTGGAAGAACCGTTGCCTCAACCCGCAGATGCTCGCGCCGCGCGGCTCGAGTGTTTCGCGCGGCACCGACGAGCCGGGAATCATCCGCTACTACAACCCCACCGGCGCGCAGCCACCGAAGTGGGAGACGCCGCCGGCAGTCCCGCGCGAGCTGTTCACGATCCTCGACAAGGCGATCGAGCACTTGCGGGCGATCTCGGCGGACGTTGATGTCCAGCCCGACCCGCGCCTGACTGCGCAAACAGCTCAGTCGGCGATCGAGCAGGCGCAGCTTCGCTGGCAGTCGTTCCTCGGCGACGCCGCCGAGTTCCACTCGCGCTTGATGCGTCGCAACCTCTATCTCGTCCAGCGTCATTACACCGAGCAGCGCGATCTGAAACTGTCGGGCACCTGGGATACGCCGGACATCATCAACGGCTTCCTCGGAGCCAATCTGCTCGGGCAGGCGGATGTCCGCGTCAGCCCGGCTTCGCTTGCCAACCAGTCGGCGCAGAAGGTCGCCTCCGACGCGATGACGTTCGCGCAGAACCAGTGGATCAGCCCGCAGACAGCGATGATGGCGATCACTACTGGGCGCTCGGAGGTCATCACGCAGTCGTGGCAGAAGGACGCCGAGCGCGCGGCCTACATCGTTCAGACGATCAAGCGGGGGCCGGACGCGCTCTTCCAGATCCCAGACCGGCCCGTCTTCCCAGGCGAGCAGCCGCCCACGAATCCGCTGACAGGCGAACCGCTGCTGGTCGGCCCGGACGGGCAGGCGAAGGTGCCCGGCTACATGCCACGGCCGTTCGACAAAGAAGAAGTCCAGATGGAGTTCTTCGAGAACTGGATGAAGACGACCGACTGGGATCGGCTCGACCCCGCGATGCAACACGCCGCGCTCATCTACTACCAGGCGCTTCTCGACCAGAAACAGCGGAAGGCGATGCAAGCGGCGATGCAGCAGCAGCAGATGGCGGAGGGGCTTGGGCTGGCGAACGCCGCCAAGACCCCCGGAGCGCCGATGCTGCCCTCGACGCGCGCACCCGAGAACCAGGGGCCGCAGGGTGCGAGTGGTGGACCGGATGCCGGTTGACAAGTACTTCGGCGGCCACGGAGCCGAAGTGATGGCGCGCATGATCCGCGAGTACGGCGAGCAGAAGGGCAAGCAGGTCTTCTACACCACCGTGAACGCGCGCAAGGTCAAGCGCAAGCGCCGCCGCATCAAGCGCCCCTAAGAACTTCCGCCGCGTCTGCGGCAACTCACCGCCGGCACCCCTCCTAAGAGGGCCTGGCCTACATGAAGGAGCAGTAGTGGAAGACGAGACGCCGACGGCCTCCGCCGAACAGGATGGGGCACCCGTCGAGATCGACGCAGCGGCCTCCACGGACAGTGGGGCACCCGCAACACCGCCCGACGGATTCATCGAGCAGGAGCGGTACGAGAACGCACGGCGCGAGCTCGACCGCAAGAACTCGCTGATCGACCGGGCACTCCGAGGTGATGCTGAGGCAGCCAGGGAACTGGGCTTCGAGTACGCCGAGGACGACGCAGTCCCCGACCAGGAAGACGAAGAGCAGGACGGGTTCCGCGATCCGCGTCTGGACGCTCTCCTTCAGGAGCGCGAGCAGGAGCGGATGCAGCGGGAGCAAGAGGAAGGCTGGAAGCGGTTCAACGCTGATCTGGACGGTGTCGCGAAAGGGAAGAACCTCACCGATCGTGACCGGCTCCTGATCTACACGGAGACGTTGCAGGCCGGCGGCACCCCTGAGGCGCTGCAGAAAGCGTTCGGCGATTTCACCGCCGAGCGCGAGGCCTACGACAAGTCCGTGATCGAGCGCTACCTCGAGTCCAAGCGAGCTCCACACGTCTCCCCTGGCGGCACGGGTGCAACCGAAGAGGTGCTTCCCCTGGACGCCACGCACGACCAGCGCGTCGCATACATGGCCCAGCGCATGGGCCTCGCGGCCGACTAGTAAGGCAGGGCGTCTCCGGGGTCGGCATCTCGCTGACCAAATAGGAGACAACGATGGCTGAAACGCCAACGACGCTTTCGGGCGTCTTCAAGGAGGCGTGGACCTCCGACCGCATGGCGAAGCAGTTCGAGGACAACGCAGGTCCGTTGGCCCGAGTTGAGTCGCGGCGCGGTGTGATGATCGGCAAGCAGGCCCAGACGCCGATCCTCAAGTACAACGCCGGTGGCTACACGTCATTCGGCGCCGCTGGTGGTTCGTTCAACACCTACAACAACCTCGGCGTCGATCAGGCCGTGTGGACGCTCGTCAACCACGGCATGCCGATCTCGATCGAGTTCTCGGCGCTCAACCAGTCCGGTTCCAACGTCCAGTCGGTGATCGCCGCCAAGGACCTGACGATGGAACAGGCCCTGTCGGAGATCCGCAAGCAGGCGGTCCGCCAGCTCGTCACCAACGGTGACGGCATCGTCGCGCAGTGCGCGTCGGGCGGTGCCTCCACGACCGTCTCGCTGACGGCCTCGCCCTCGGGCACGGCCTACGGCTACGACGCGCTCGTGCGCGGCTGGCTGCACGTCAACGCGATCGTGGACATCGGCACCACCGCTGACACGGACGCGCTGGCGACGGCGACCACGATCACGGCGATCAGCCCGTCGGCGTCAGCGCCGACGATCACGGTCGGGACTTCGGTCACGACCACGGCGGGGACGCACAACGTCTACATCGCGAACCCGAACTCGACCACGGCGGCGAACCCGGAGACGAATGGTCTCCGTAACATCGCCAACTCAACCGGCGCACTCGGTGGCCTTAACCCGTCCACGGCGGGTCAGGAATCGTGGGCGGCCGGCTCGCGCGACACCTCGACGTCCACGTTCTCGTTGGACCTCGCGCTGTCGCTCGACCGTGCGGTCAAGCAGGTGACCGGCAAGCCGTTCTCGAACGTCTGGACCTCGTACAAGCAGCAGGCGAACTTCTACTCGCTGCTTCAGAACCAGGTCCGCTTCAACGGCGAGATGAACCTCGGTGCGGGCGACTACGCCGGGGTGACCTGGAACGGCATCAAGGTCGAGGCGTTCCCGGACATCCTCGACTCGGACTGGTTCGCCTTCAATCTGGAGGACCTGTTCCGCGTGACCGGCAAGTACACCAAGCCCGTCTGGGCGTCGGAAGTCTTCGACGGCGGCGCGCAGGGGCTGCAGTGGGTGCAGAACGCGACCAACTTCGTGGACGCGATCTTCTACCCGTACCAGATCGGCGTGCAGCGACGCAACTCGTTCGCCGCTGCCACCGCGCTGACGGCGTAACCGACAAGGAACACGGACCCTCGGGGCCTTCCGGCCTCGGGGGTCTTCCTCTCTGGCGTAAGGCCAGCGCCTAACCGTCGCTGAACGCGGCGCACGGCGACGCATCGAAAGAAAAGGAGTAGCACCGCATGGCTCTCACGATCACGAAAGTTGACGTGTCGGTGATTGGCAACAAGAAGATGGCGATCTACGACATCACCTGCGACACGTCGTACCCCACGGGCGGCTACGCGATCACGGCTGCCAACTTCGGGCTGAAGCGACTCGTCCACGTGGACCCGGACTCGATTACGTCAGCTGGCTTCGGCGCCGCCTGGGACAAGACGAACTCCAAGCTGATGCTGTTCACGTCGAACGGTGCAGCACCAGCGGCCCTGGCTCAGGTGCCGAATGCGACCAACGTTTCGACCCACGTCCTCAACTGCAAGGTGATCGGGTACTGACATGGCCACGCTTCCAATCACATTCACGGCGGGCTCTGAAACAGGAGCCACGATTCGCCGGATCGCGTACGCGCTCGAGCAGATTGCCCAAGACCTGCCCGACCGGATGCCGACCGGAGCCAGCACGGTGCTGACCATCGACAACGCGCCCTCGTCGGGCACCGCGTCGGTTCAGATCACCGCAGGCCCGATCACGACTCCGCTGTATCGAGTCTGATGGCCACGTTCACGATCAACCTGCCGACCGATGCCGGTGCATTCCTGCGCCGGCTCGGGCGTCAGTTGGTCGATCTGTCGTACAGCATGCCGGATCAGACACCAACCGGAGCGACGAACGTGCTCACGATCGACAACGCGCCTGGCGGCGGCAACAACGTTTCGATCCAGGTCACGGCTGGTGCTTACCCGACCGGGAAGAAGCACGCCTGATGCCGGAGATATTCATACCGCCTCGTGTCGCAGCCGAGCTCCGTGCGGAGTCGAAGCGGCACGAGGCTGAAGTTCTCGGCTCGCTCGAGATCCAGTCGAAGATCGAGAAGTGGGACCGGATGCTCGCCGAGATCGACCCGCGCTTGACGCTGCTCAAGGCCAAGGAATGGGTCAAGACGGGCACACCACTGATCCCGAACTACTGGCACATCGTGCGCGACAACTCCGACAAGGGGGCGCCGCCGACCGTCATGCCGATCACGGGACCGCACGGCGAGTACGCCGAGCCGAGCTCGGCGATCTTCGACAAGTTGCGTGAGAACGACATGCAGCGTCGCGGCTTCGCGCGTGAGATGCGCGAGCGCGAGGAGAAGATCCGCCAAGCGCAGGAGCGCGAACGCGAGCGGGAACGCGAGGAGCGCCAGCAGGAGATGCTCGAGCGCTATATCGCAGGGACCCGAGTCGGGGTGAGCATGAACCGCTCGACGCCTTGGACCCAGAACGCGAAGGGCCGGAGAAGTAAGTGACCTTTGACGACCTGACGATTGAACTGCTCGACCGAGCCTTCGACGGGTTGACGATTCCGCGCGCCGAACGCTATGTCAACGCGGCCCGCGCCGAACTCGACAGGATGTTCCTCTGGCCGTGGCGCGAGAAGACGACGACCGGCACTTCACCGCTCCCCGTCTCCGACCTCGGCCGCATTGCCGCTGTGACGAACTCGAGCCAGAGGTACGACCTCTCGGCCGCCGACTTTCATTCCCTCTCAGACGCCTACGGCGACCTTTCGATAGCGGGTAGCCCCGGCCTCTACTACGTCTCCTGGGCATCGGGCACACCGACCGTCACGACCTTTCCATCGAACGGCGACACCCTCAGCGTGCGCTACTGGAAGGTGACACCCGACCTCGTCAACGGCACGGACGTCCCGGACTCACCTTCTGAGGCGCACTACACCATCGTTGACCTCGCCGTCCGCCGGGCCTACCGCGACAACGACGAGCACGACAACGCAGCTGCCCTCCAGCCAGAGATCGACAACGCGATCGCGCAGCTGCTCGAGGCCTACCCACCGGGCACGCCTGACGGCCCGGAGGCTTACGTCGGCGTCACAGGGGCATCGTGCGACTGGTGACGATAGTCCCCAGCCAGCGGCAGACCTTGCGGTGTTCGTACAGCGTGGGGTAGTACTCGTAGCCCCATGTGTGGCCCACTCGCCAGCGCGGGTTCCGCGCGCAGTGCGCCACCGCCTCGGCGAACTTTTCATGCGGCGAATTGGAGGAGGGGTCGAGCCACCAACGCCGCTCATGGATCAACGCGAGAAATGTGCCGCGATCCTGGTCGGTCAGGAAGTTGTAGTCGATGATGTGGCCGAGCTCGTGCATGTAGGTCTGATGGGGCAACGGGCCGGCGACGTACACGACGTTCGGCGCCACAGCGCATGCACTACCGAATTCGGCGTCCATCGTGGTGTCGCCCGGACACGGCGCGTGGATGAACACCGCGACCGCCAGCGCCTTCGCGATTAATGCCCCCACGTTTCAACCTTAACCCGGCAGGAGTCGGATGCTTTCACCTGTTCCCGTCGAGACATTCGGCGGACTCAACCTCACAGAGGATCCCGCCACCGCTGGTTGGAACCAGGCAATCGACGCCCTCAATGTCGATCTCGACAAGCGTGGACGCCTGCGTTCACGAAACGGATACGTACATCTGACCTCATTGGCGGCGGCGTCGGCCTACTTCCACCTGTTCGCGCCGGGGCCAGTAGCGAGCAAGCTGCTCGCCAGCCGGGGCGACCAGATCGACGCAATCGCTATGACGGGAGCAGTCTCCGCCACCCTCGCTTCGACAGCGAGCGGAATAAGTAGTTGGACGTTCGCGAACTTCGGCACCCCCTCCAACTCGTACACGTACTGTCAGAACTGGGGGGCGACGACCCGTCGCTGGGATGGCAGCGCCTTCGCATCTCCCACGGCGACTATCAACGGTGTTGCCGGGGGTGCGATGCCCAAGGTTGAGATCATCTGTGCTTGGCCGACGCAGTCGCGTCTCGTGGCTGCTGGCGGGAGTGGGACACAGGGTCCGGGCGGCTCGACCACTTCGGCGCATCATGTCTGGTTCTCGGAGGCTGGCAACGCGGAGTCGTGGCTGACGACGAACTTCGTCCAGTTGATGCCGGGAGACAACGAGGCGATCAACAACGTCGTTAGTTGGAACAACAACATCTACGTGATTAAGAAGACGCGAATGTTCGAGTTCTACGGCGTCTCAGCGGACAGCTCGGGAAACCCAATCTTCAACTATCGGACGATTGATCTGCCATCACGCGGACTGGGGCCGTTCAACTACGAAACCGTGACCGTCAGCCCTGGCGGAATCTTCATCGCGACCGAGCGCGGGATCTATCGCTACAACGGCACCTTCCAACTTGTCTCAGCGGCGATCGACCCGATTTGGCTCAACACGGCAGACAGCTTCTACCAAGGGATCGTCCGGGATGTTCCGGGCGTTGTGGCGAACCTCTTCTGGACTGACGAACGGCTCTACGTGGTTCTCGTCAACAATGCGGGGACGTACCGGACGCTCGTCTGGGATTCGCGGATCGACGCTTGGCTCTACTGGGACGCCCCGGCGCGCGTGTTCGCCCAATGCCAAGAGGCATCGAACACCGAGAAGCGGATCACGTTTGCGTCCGCGACCGCCAACCACGTTGACTGGTTCAACTCTTCGCTCAGTACCGACAATGGGTCGTCTATCACGTCCCGCTACCGCTCCGGTTTCTCCGACCTCGGCACGACGGACATGAAGCGCATCCACTCATGGCGTCTGCAGGGCAGCGGCACGCCGACGCTCAAGGTGTCAGCGGACTTTGGTTCGCTCGAGACAGGCGCCACGGTGACACTCGGCACCGCTCCGGCCATCGCTGAAGGCGTGCGCCGCTACGCACCACGAGGACGGCAATTCTCCTGGCAGGTGGGCGGTACAGGCGCGTGGAGCCTCAACAACCTCTACGCCAATGTCGCCGGTAAGCGCCAGAGCGGGGAGCACGTAGCCCCATGACGCTGCCAATCCCGACGCTCGACCCCGAGCACCGCAACCTTCAGTTCATCCTCGACCGCTTGGTGCAGTCGGGAGTAGATACGGGTGGGCGGCAGGTCAAGGTGCGGTTTGGGTCGGGGACGATTACGTGGCCCGGTGGTGCCGCAACGTCGAATCAGCTCACGGTCGCACACGGCATGGGCGGCACACCGACGAATGTGTATCTCACGATGACCCAGCCAGCGAACTTCAACACGCTGTTCCGTGAGAGTGCGGCAGCAGATGCGACAAACATCTACGTAAGAGGTGTGGTTTCAGACCTCGTCACCGCCCCGGCTGCGGCCTCCACACAGAAATTCCACTGGCTCGCGATCGGCTGAGGAATCGCTTATGGCTCAGTACAAGAACTTCTACGACGCTTGGGTCGCCAAACAGAGCCAGCCGACCCCTGCCCAGACAAGTTGGACGCCCCAGAACCTCCAGAACCTCACAAACGCTTACATCGGACAGGGGAACGCGCCGACGCAGCAGATGATCCAAGGCGGCTACGCGCCCCCGGCGCCGAAGTTCGACCCGATGGGCGACGTCTCTTACGCGGGCATCTCTTCGGCGCAGACGAACGCCGAGCAGCACGCAGGGACGGAGCATGACTACCAGTACGCGCGGGGCGAACAGCTCTACGGGATCGACCCGAGCGGAGCCGTCAACAACCTCAATCCGTACGCACAGGCCGCGATCCTAAAAAGGAACTACGACAACTCCGTGCGCGGCACCGACAACTCGTACGCGGCATCCGGCCAGCTGTACGCCGGGTCGCGCGTGAACGCTCAAGCCGCGAACGACTTCGGCTACGGGGCGTCGATGGATCAGTTGAAGCGCACGGCGTCGGACTTCTACCACGGCCAGGATCTGAACGTCCAGGGTGTCAAGGACCAGGGCCTGTTCACGCTCGCGCAGGCGCTCGGCCCTGCATTCGCCGCATTTCTCGCTCAGCAGAGAGGTAGCTGACCTATGGCGCATCCCACCTACAGGCTCGGTCACTCCGGGCCGATCTACCGCATGCCCTCAGGGTCCTCTGCGCCGTACGCCACAGGCGGCAAGGCACAGCCGCGATCCCCGCACGGGCCGAAGCTGAAGCCGAAGAAGGTCAAGATCAAGTCCCACACCCGGACCGTCACGCCAAAGGTTCCTGCTGCTCCCGTCAACCCCGACCAGGCGCTGATCGACGCCGCCGTGCGCCTGCACTTCGGCCCGCAGGAGCAGGGGCTGCGCAACCAGCTTTCCCAGAACGCGATGTACTCGCAGGGCCTGCCCGGCTGGTACCAGCAGGCGACCGACGAGATCCGCCGCTTGCAGCAGGGGGCGAACGCAGGCGCCCAGCAGACGCTCGGGCAGATCACCGCCTACAACTCGCCGGCCACTCTGGCCAACCCGACCGACCAGCAGGCCGCCAACGCCCGCAACAACCTGAACGCTGCCTTCGCCGCGAAGTTCGGCGCCGATGCCAACTCCAACTCCGCCGCGCTGGACCGCATCGCGGCGGCGATGGCGGTCCAGCAGGCGAATCAGGCGGGGCAGGCGCAGCTCCAGCGCATCGGCCTTTACGGGCAGCAGGGGCAACTCGGGCAGGAGAAGGCCGACTACGGGCAGACCTATGGCGCGAGCATCCAGCAGGCGCGCGACAAGGCTGCCGCCGACGCGCTCAAGACCGACCTCGCCGCCAAGGCGCTCGGCCTGAAGGTGGACACGCTCAACAAGGTCCAGATTCCGCTGGCGCAGTCGCTCGAGCAGAACCGCACGGCGGGTCAAAAGGTTGCGCGGACGAACGCCCGCGAGAAGCAGCGCCACGATCAGCAGATGGAGGCGCTCGGCACGCGCAACGCCGATATCTCAGACTGGAAAGCGCACCACCCGAACGCGGGCAAGAAGGGTGCCGGGTCGAACTCGACCTACTCCAAGTCAAAGATCCAGGGCTTCCGTCAGAACTGGGATTACGCCAAGGCGACCGCCCACCAGCTGAAGGAAAAGGGCACCTACACCGACAAGCAGGGCAAGGTCCAGAACATCTCAACGGACGTGGCGTACTCCGCCCTCCTGAACGCCACGAAGGACCCGGACATCGCCCGCGCAGCGGCGTATGTGGCGTTCCGCAAGCCGATTCCGGCCGACCTGCGTCATCGCCTCGCCGTCAAGGGCATCCACGTCGCAGACCCGAAGGTCGGACGCACCCCCGGTGGCGGTCCCTACGGCACGGGCCACATGGAGAACTAGGTGGCGAAGCCCCGCGAGACGGGTGGCAACGTGCCCGCAGCGAAGCCGAAGAAGGTCCGCAAGGTCGTCGTAAAGGTTGCGCCAGAGGCAACACGTCCGGTCACTCCCACGCAACGCAAGGCGATAGACCGGGGCGTCGAGCAGGCGCGCAAGAACGTCTTCGCGCAGAAGGTCGCGACCAACGTCGCGCGCTCGCAGAAGGTGGACCGCCTCCAGCGCGAAGCGGCGGATCTCAACGCCGGCCGCAAGAAGGTCACTCTCGCCGACCGCGATCACGGCCTCGCCGTTATGACGACGCTCGGGAAGAAGAAGTTCCCGATCCACCTGCGCGAGCGCAAGGTGATTGTCAAGAACGGGAAGCTCTACCTCCACACAGGGGCGATCCTCGGCCTCGGAGGCAGCGACCTTCCGCTCGCTGGCGCAAAGACGGGTACCTACAGCGCCTCGGCCGGCGTCGATGCGGCCACGAAGAAGATCACCGCACCCGCAGTCAAGATCCTCAGCCTCACCGCCAAGCCGGGGCAGGCGATCGGCAAGCAAGTCGAGAAGGCGACGGGCAGCAAGGCGGCCGGGTTCGTGGGCAGCATCGCGCTCGACCCGACCACCTACCTGACCTTCGGCCGCAGCAAGGTCGCGACGACGCTCGCGCAGCGGGCGGGCGAGCGCGCCTACAAGGATGCGGTCAAGGCTGGCGCCGACCACGCCGCCGCTACAAAGGCCGCGACGAAGGTTGCCGACAAGGTTGAGCACACCGCACCCCAGAACAAGGGCATCCAGGTCAAGGCGTTCGGTAAGTCAACCTCAGGGCGCACCACCGCCTATGTCTCGCGCAAGACCGGCCTCTCGAAGGCGGCCACGAAGGTGCGCGAGTCGAAGGTTGTCCAAGGACTCGGCCAGGATCTGCGCCCCGACTTCCGGCCCAAGGGAGTCTCAGAAGCTGAGCACCAGGCCATAAGGGGTGCATCGCGTGAGGCTCGAGCGCAGACGACCCGTGGGCGGGTCGAGGCGATCTCGAAGGCCCAGGCGCTCAAGAAGGCGCTCAAGCCCGAGGAGCACGCCAAGGTCGTCAGCGCCATCGAGCGCGGCACGGTCTACAACCTGCCCGAGCACCTGCGCGCGCCCGCGCGCGAAGTGGAGCTCGCCTTCCGCAAGGCACGTAGGGCTGAGGTCAAGGCGGGGATCAAGGTCGGCAACCGCCGCCAATACTTCACGCACGCGATAGATGAACAGGCCGACGAGGGCGGCAAGAAGGTCACGCGCGGCGGAGGCAAGCGCGTCATCCGCCCCGTTTACGGCAAGGCACGTCAGCACGAAGGGACGATCGAGCAGATCAAGGCCAAGGGCGGCCCAGAGTTTTCGACCAACGTGCCGTCAGTCGTCGCCGGCCGCCTGTCGAAGTCGGCGGGGGACGTGGCGCAGGCGAAGATGAACCGCGCTCTTGCCGCAGCAGGCCGCAAGGTCAACTACGGCGAGAAGGTGGACCTGGCAGACGGCGAAGCCCTCTACAAGATCCACGGCTCCGACCTCCAGCACCTCAGCCGCTGGGAAGAGGAGCATGTCGTCGCAGGGACGAAGAAGCCACCGAAGAAGGGCTCGGTCCAGTACGTCGTCCTGAACGAGAAGGCCGTGGACAACGCGGTCAAGTCGGTCAACCCCGGAGCCTCGCGCTCGTCTATCGGCAGGGGTTACGACAAGGTCCAGGGCGGCTTCAAGTTCGTTGCGACGGTGCCTAACCCCGGCTTCCACGCGCGCAACCTTTACGGCGATACCTTCAACGCCTACCTCGGCCAGTCCACTGCGGGCCTCGCGCGCAACCTCGGCCACTCGGCGCGCGGGTTGCGGGCGCTCGGGAAGCAGGAGGAGGCGGCACGGACGCTCGGGGCAAAGGTCAAGCCGACCGGCAAGGGCATCACGGTCCGAGGCAAGTACGGCGGCAAGGAGTTTCTGACCTACGACCAGTTGGCCAAGGAGGCGGTCAACTCGGGCGCTATCCGCTCGGGTTTCATCTCGCGCGAGATCCCGGAGCTTCTGCGCGACACGTCGAAGGCTGCCTCGAGCCGCGAGTTCGGCCGCCACCTGAAGAGGGTCGTACAGAACCGCGAAGACCTGATCCGTCTCGCCACCTACATCGGCGCTCGCAAGCGCGGGCTGACTGCGCGCGAGGCTTCCGACTGGGCAGCGCAGCACCACTTCGACTATGGCGACCTGACGGAATTCGAGCGCGGCACCCTGCGGCGGCTGCTGCCCTTCTACACCTTCTCCGCGCGCAACATCCCGCTCCAGGCCAAGAAGCTCCTCACCAACCCTGGCAAGTACGCGAACCTCGAGAAGATCCGCGAGGACCTGGCGGGGCAGGCAGGACTGCCGGATGACTGGCAGTCGCACATCCCTGAGTACCAACAGCGTGGCATCCCCTTCCCGGTCGTTGTCGGAGGCAAGGCGCTGCTCGTGTCGCCGTCGCTGCCGATCGCGGACCTGAACCAGCTGGCGCTGCCGCACGTCACGAGCGACGACTTCTCCTCCTCGCTGACCGAGCAAGGGAAGAAGTTCCTGTCGATGCTGAACCCGGTCATCAAGGACCCGGTCGAGCTCTACGCGAACTACAACTCCTTCTTTCGGTCGCAGATCCAGAACCCGGAATCCCCGCTCGTCGCAGCACCGTCCTATGTCTCGACGTGGCCCGCGTCGATCCGTAGGAAGTTCGGGATCGTGCCGGACTACGTAGACAAGCGGACCGGCAAGAAGACCTGGGGCTGGCCGGCGAAGCTCGACTACGTCGCCAAGGCAATCCCCGGTCCCACGAACGCGGTTCAGCAGCTTCTGTCGTCAACAAACCGTCGCGGACAGGGCGAGACGGGCAAGCTCGTCTCCTACTTCACGGGCCTCAAGCCCGACCCCTACGACCCGACGACGACCGCGATCAACAACGGCTACGCGTTGCTCGACAAGCTCAACCAGCACGCGGCGACGCTACGCCAGCGCGGGCAAGGCCTGCGCGACGGCAAGCACGCGACCGCTGAGTACAAGCGCGTCAACCAGCAGATCAAGGACATCACGGCGATGATCGACTCGTTGAAGCGCAAACGCGGCGACAAGATGCCGAAGCGCAAGGTCAAGCCCACGGGCAATCTCATCTCGGCGTCTTCGGGGCCGAGCGTGTCGGACATCTTGGGCCACGACGCTCCCACCCTCAACGACATCCTCGGCCCCTGATGGCGAACTACAAGCGCATAGCCCGCAAGGACGCCCGCAGGTACGGCCTCGACCCGAACATCTTCGCTCGTCAGATCAAGGCCGAGTCGGGCTACAACCCGAACGCCATCTCACCCGCTGGCGCACGCGGCATCGCTCAGTTCATGCCCGGCACTGCGCGGGGGCTCGGGGTCAACCCGGACAATCCGACGCAGGCGCTCGACGCAGCAGCGAAGCTGATGGCCGACTACGTCAAGAAGTTCGGCTCCTACAAGAACGCCCTTGTCGCCTACAACGCCGGTCCTGGGCGCGTCGGTGGGAAGCTTCCGGCCGAGACTCAGAACTACATCGCGAAGATCCTCGGTGGCTCAAACCCGACGCAGCTATCCGCGCCAAAGCGCACGACCGCAGCGACAGCGACGAACGCGAGCTACCGCGCCCCGTCAGCCGACGCCAGGACCCAAATTGCCCTCTCGCTGCTCGGCATGGGCAACCTAGCCGGGGGCTACGGGGGCGCTGATCCGCTGACGGATGCTCTCCTGTCCGCAGCACAGGCGCAAAACGGTGCCAATCGCGGCCAGGTGTCGCCAGGTGCTGCCAAGGATGGCCAGTCATACGGCAGCGCCGCGCCGATGTCGTCGGGGACTTACCCGCTCGGGAAGCGCGGCAAGGTGATCGGCACGCCGTACGCCGGCACGCACGCGAAGGCGTTCAACCAGGCGGGCGGGTCGGACAACTGGCAGTCGGAGAACGCCGTGGACATCCGCATCCCGGTTGGCACGCCCGTCTACGCGGAGGCTGACGGTGTCCTCGGCAACACCGGCTCGCTCGGGCAGGGCGGGCGCTTCGCCGGCCTACGCACCAACCTGATTGGCAAGGGGCAGAGCTGGTACTACGCGCACCTGTCCAAGCTCGCGCCCGGAATCCGCGCGGGCGCGCACGTCAAGAAGGGCCAACTGCTCGGCTACTCCGGCTCGGCCAACGGGGTTCCGCATCTGCACTTCGCCGTACAGCACGGCGATCCGAGGAGGTATGTGAAGTGAAGCCGAAACGCGACTCAAATCGCAGCTACGGCAAGGGGTACGAGTACACGAACGTCTACTCGCCTTCACCTGGCCACATCATCCACATCGTCCACATCAACCCGTCCGCGCAGTACCAGACAACGGGCCAGATCAAGACCTACGACTTTTCCAGTGGCGGCGGGAAGAAGATCAAGAAAATTCGCCGGTACGAAGGCAGCAACCTCGGTCGCTCATAACTAAAGGGGTACACATGGCAATCACTCGCTCAGTCCTACTGATCGCTGTCGCGGTCATCTGCTTCATCGTCGCGTTCCTGATCGTCGTCGGGGCCGTCGATGGCAACGACGCCGCGTGGGGCTACGGCGGTCTGGCCGCGTTCGCGGGCGCCCATCTTCCCTAGGGCGAACAAGGCGGCCCCGAGCGGCAGGACTACAACCCGCCGCCGGGGCCTGGCACCGGAAGGAACTAGGCCCCTCCCGATGATCTCCGACCCTAAACGTTCCGGGCGAACGCGACCCAGTATTTCGGCGTGATGCCGAACGAGCGCTGGGACGATTTCGCGCTCAGCCGCGAGTTCGAGCACATCAACGATTTCATGCAAGCGACAGCGGCACTGCCGAATCAGATCGCGAAGCTGACAGCGGTTGTTGAGGAGAACTCCCGACGTCTCGACTCCCACCACAAATGGATCGAGGCGATGGACGTGCGCCATCAGAGCGAGGTCAAGGAAGTAAAGAACCTTTGCGAGCGCATCGGAGAGGAACTTCGCAACGACACGCGCGAGCGATCCCGCAACAGGCTGCAGCTCGTCATCGCGATCATCGGTGCCGCAGCGATCATCGCGGCGGCCATCATCACGGCGCCGCATTGAACTCCGCGCATCTGCGTCGGCTCCACGGCTGGCTGACGTGGCTCTGGCTCGCCTCAGCCGTCCCGGTCCTTCTAACCGGGCTCAAGAACTCCGTACCCCTGCTCGTCTTCATCTCGATCTACGCAAACGTCGCCGGCCACTTCTCGAGCTGGCAGGCCGCTCGGGTCGAGGTCAAGTACGACGAAGACTCCTAACCCTCCCGCGCGGAAGGAGGCACGATGCCGCTCTTCCCGCTGCTGCTGATCGCTGCCGCTTTCTGGGGCCAGACCCCGGCGTGCGGTCAGCCGACGATCAGCCGGGCCGAACTCCCGCCGCCTGTGGTTGGCCTCGCAGATCTGAGTGGCTGCGCAATCCTGATCGACCCCTCGCGCTTGCGCGGCGCCGGAATGGTCTGTATGGCCGTGCTCCACGAATACGGGCACGAACTCGGCCTCGGTCACTCGACCGACCCGAACAACGTCATGTACCCCGTCATCCACGCGCCCGTCTGGCCGTGCGCGTGGTGAACCCCTGAAGGAGGGACCCTTGAACACCAACCGGATCGTGGCGGTTGCCGCTGCGGTGATCTCGCTTGCGCTGGCCGTGCTGCCGGTCGTGGCGAACATGGACTGGACGTCCACCGCCGGGGTGATCGGCGGAATCATCGCCGTCCTCGGCATCGCGCAGAAGTGGCTGGAGGGCTGGCAGAAGCACGAGGCGCGCGGAGCGGTCGTCCTCGCCGTTCCCCCGCAGCCTGACCAGGGCGACGCCGGGAAGGTCTGAGATGGCCTGGCGCAGCTACAGCGGCCTCAACTACAAAGACCGCAAGAAGGCCCGCGAGCTCGGCCTAAAGGCTGCCCGGCTCGGCCTCGAGCGGGCACCGTCGCTCCACTACACGCAGGGCGCGAAGCGCTGGGAAGGCATCGCCAAGAAGCTGAAGGCGTGGAAGGGCCAGTGCCCCGCCTACGCCGACTGCTCGGCGTTCGCGACGTGGTGTCTCTGGAACGCGCTCGACCACTTCCACCTGAAGGACATCGTCAACGGGGCGGACTGGAAGGGTGGCTACACCGGGACGCAGCTCCAGCACGGCCGGGTCGTCAAGTACGGCAAGAAGCCGCTCGACCTCGTCCTCTACGGGCAGAAGGGCACGACCGGCGAACACGTAGCCGTCTACGTCGGCGGCGGCAAGGTGATCTCCCACGGCTCGGAGGGCGGGCCTTATCTGCTCAGGTGGGACTACCGGCCTGACGTCATTGAAGTGCGGAGGTTCATCTGATGCGCGATCCACACGTCGCCGACTTCGTGCTGGGGGTCTGCGTCGGGTTCACCCTTGGCGCCTGCCTGACGGCGATCCTGTGGGCCGCGTTCGACTAGTGCTGGCGTGGCTGCTGTTTCGCTCAGGACTGGTTCACGGATGGCGCGTACCACAACCACTTTCGAGGCAAAGGTGCTGCGAGGGATGCGAGCCGAAGGCTTGCAGGTGCGACGAATCCTGAGGGTCTATCCGCCCTATGACTTGGGCGACCCGATCGAGGTCCTGTTCATCTCGACCGACCGTCTTGCCGGGACCGTGTTCGTGGACACTCAGGGGAATGTCTCCCACGGCCCGTTCCCAGGCTTCGGAGTCTGATGGCTTGGACGTGTCAGCGACAGGCGGGCGGAATCACCTGTAAGCACGTGAACCCGAACCGCAAGCGCAAGTGCGAGGCGTGTGGAAAGACGCGACCGCCGCGTCCACGGCCGGCGCACCTCGTCGCGCTGGATGAGGAATACGGCGCGTACATAGTGCGGACGGGTGGGGAGTTCTGCGCGCTCTGCGGAGCGTTGCCCCCAGAGGGCCGCAAGCTTCACCGCGACCACGACCATGCGACAGGCAGGGGCAGAGCCTTGCTGTGCTTCCGCTGCAACACGGCGCTGCCCAACCGGGTCACACCCGACTGGTTGCGAAAAGCGGCCGACTACATAGAACGATTCTCTGGCCTCGCCTAGTGCGGGGCCTTTGTCGTTCTAGGCCCGGTTCTCGTTGCGCGCGAGCATCGCCACCAGCCCGCAGATGACGATCCCAGCGAACCACACGGGGTTCCCGATGCCATCGCCTGCATCGTGTGCTGCGACTACCTGCGCAGTGGAGAACACCCCGAGGAAAAACAGCGCCCAGCCGGTCACGTAGTTCGGCTTCCGGCTCATACCGCAACCGCCGTAACGCGAGTCAACTCGAACACCTGTTCAGGGGGCGCGCCATATATTGGGACGGCATTCCATTAGGGGCAGGGACCTACCTAGCAAAACCCGCAAATTGCGGGAAAGACACCATGAGGTTAACCCTTCCGTATGACACCGATCAGGGGTGCATCCCGTAGCGTTCCGACACAACCTTGGACTTGGGAGGGTTCCTTGGAACAACATGACCTGGACATCGCTGCTCATCCGAGCAGTACGACGTTGGATGTCTTTCGCCGGGATCCACGATGGTTCCGTCGCGATCCCTCCGTAGAGTTGCCCGCCCGTCACGAAGCCGGCCGCCTGACTGACGGAGAAGTTGCAAACGGCCAGAGCAGGGAGCGCAGGATGCAGGAACGCCGTCATCGTCAGTCCCCGATCCTTTCGCTGGTTCCGCAGGACAACCCAGACGCGCGAATCAGAGAGGCCGAGGCGATGTCCGGTGCCGCAGCGGATCTGAGAGCTCGTGCTTTCACTCTGCCTCCCGATTCCGAGATTCGCGCTGTTCTTCTCCGCTCCGCTGCTCGCTACGTTGCCGCCAGCGCTCAAGAACTTGGGCCTCATCTGCGTCCAGCCGCTCAAGGCTAAGGCTCGTGACGACCACGCCCAGTACGGCCTCGATCTGAGATAGCCGGTCGTCTTCCTGGTCGGTAAAGCCGACCTCGAGAAACCACGGCGGGACCTCACACGCAGCAGCGAAGGCTTCGAGCTCGTCGGTGTTGTTGAAGCCGCGCGGACTTGTCAGCGATGTGATCCGATTGAACGTCGCGGGGGTCAGGCGTGCGTTCAATTTCTCGGCTCGCCGCTGAATCTCTTCGCGGTCGTACGGGGCGTATTCGACGGCGGCGCGCGCACGTCTACTCGCGACGTCCGGCGGGAGCAGCGGGATCACATGTGCACCGTAACGCGCATTTTTGCGCCTCTGCCACGCCGACTTGCGTTCCAGCACGCAGTTGTGTTACTGTACGCGCAGCGATGCGAACGACTACGCAAATCCGCGCAACGCGCCGCACCCCCAATCGCCACCTGCAGGAACTTCGGCTGAACGAAGGCATGTCCCCGAACGACCTCGCGTATCGCGCGGGCGTCTCGGGGAACACGGTTCGGATGGCGGAGGCCGGCTTCGTGCCTTCGCCGCGTGTGCAGTTCGCGATTGCACGGGTCTTCGGGTTGCTGCCACTCGACCTATGGCCGATCGACCGTCAGCGGAGGATCGCGTGAGCAACCCGCTCGACATGCGCAAGGAGCGCATCAACCGAGGGTTCTCGATCCGTGCGCTGGCTCGAGAACTGGGCATTCCGGAGCAGACCATCCGGCGCGCCGAGGACGGGCAGGCACCGAGCATCGCGAACGCGCACAAGCTCGCGAACTTCTATGGAGTCAAGGTAACTGACATCTGGGGCGTTGACTCCTGGGACCGAACGGAGGCAGCCGCATGATGTTGCCCGCAGTCGGATTCATCACGTCCGCCGTCTTCCTCTACATCGGCTGGACGACCGACGACGCGTTCCTGTTGATCGCTGCGCTGTTCAGCTTCGGCCTCTCGCTGTTCGCTATCGACTACACCGAGGACCGCCGCTATGCGCGCGTCAGCGACGAGTTGAACCACAGCGGGTCGCTCCGCGTCGGCTACGAGCGAAAGGACCGCGCGGCATGAGTCAAGTGCCGATTCCCGAGCCAACGCTCGTCTTCGCGAAGCACGTCGCAGGGATCGTCACACCGCCATACCGCACCGCCGGGTTCGCCGACGATGGGCTGCGCGGTCGCGGTGACTTCCTCGACGCGATCGGAACGATGATCGTGTTCGAGCAGATCGCACGCGCGGGCAAGAAGGTGTCTGCCGACATCACCGCTGGCTACGGCGACGATTGCGATCTCACCATCGAGATCAATCGGCGCTTCTCGATGTGGAACATAAAGGCGTCCGAGTACGCGCCCTTCCGGCCGAACCTTCACCTCTTCGTCAAAGAGGAGGAGGCCGACAAGTCGGTTGACGGCTACATCCAGGTCTTCGTCCACGTCGCCGAGGACGGCCAGCTTCCACACGCCCACATCGCCGGCGTCTGTTCGCGCCATCGACTCCTCACCTATCCGGTGGTCGAGATCCCGAACACGGGCGGGCACATGGGCTACGCAGTGCCGCTACGTGACCTCAAACCCTTCGACGGGCTGGTTAACGCGGCGGCGCCGAGCGCTTTCTACCGCGAGGCCGCAGCATGAGGCTCCACACCCATGCCGAGCGGCTGACAACGGATCAGCGCATCTACGAGGCCATCGTCAAGTGGGGCGCGGGCGCATCCGCTGAGCAGGTGCGTGCCGCCTGCGCTCTTCATGACCTGCGCGAGATCGTCAGGCGGTGGGAGCTCTGACCCACCAGCGCGAGATCGATCAGCTCCTGCGCGCTCGCGTGGTTGACCACGCCCGCCGCATCACCGACCTGACCGAGGAGAACCGCCGGCTCAAGCTCGGCCTGCTGCAACTGGCGTTGACGATCAATCGCTCGGATCCGTTCTTCGACCTCTGGATGGATGACTTCGGCGATCTCGTGCCGCAGCTCCAGCGGACACGCAACCCGCGAGGCGATGCGGCATGAGCGACGCTCAGAGCTACAAGATCACCGCCGTCACCGGCAAGCGCGAGTGGAAGCCTGCGGGCGAGACTCAGGTCAAGCGGATTTACTACGACCTCGAGGTCGAAGGAATCGGCAAGGCGAGCATCGGACTGCCGCCAACCGATCCGGCGCCCGAACCCGGCAAGGAAGTCTTCGCCGCTCTAAAGGCGGGCGAGGGCGGCAAGCCGCCGACGCTGGTCCCGGTAGGTGGGAAGAAGGGCGGCGGTGGCTGGAAAGGCAAGCCACCCGAGGAACTTCGCCAGGATCGCGCGAACTCGTCCGTGATCCGCGCGGTGGAGTACTACGCGATCCCGGAAGCACAGCGGCCGACCATCAAGGACTTCCTTTCGACCGCAGCCAAGATCGACACGGCGATAGGTCGGATGATCGAGGGCAAGGCGGTGGTCGAGCCGTGAGTTCGTGGCACCGTCAGAACCCTGAACTTGTTGGCACCGACGCGGACCCGTGGATGGTCCACGAGGAGTACCGACGCGCGCTTTCTACAGCTTCGGACGGGGGGGCGGCTTCTCATTCCTCCGCCGGGTCAACCCCCCCGTCCGTCGAACCTGACACCTACTCATCCCGTCGCGTCTCGGCGGGTGTGAGTTGCGACAACTGCGGCGCAGACACTGACGCAGCGTGCCAGCCGTGGTGCATAGGAGAGCAATTCTCATGACAAGTACCGAGTTGGTAGAGGTCGTCAATCCGGCGACTGGCGAATCCGTCGAACTGGCGTCTGAAACAACGGATCGAATCGCTGCCGAAAGACGCGGCGTGACCGACCTCAAGCGCGCGCTCGACCAGTACGCCTCGCACCTTGACGACGAACTCACCCGCCGCCTCGACCGCATGGGCCGGCGGTCCGCCGACGTGGGCGGCTGGACGATCGAGACAAAGGCACCGACGACGACCGACTACCCGGTCGATGCGCTGCGCGGCGCGCTCGAGGATCTGATCGACGCGGACCTTCTGGACGAAGCCGTGCGCGACGACCTGATCGTCCCGACGACGACCTACAAGCTGAACCGCACGCGTCTCAACACGCTGCTGAAGCACCCGGACGAGCGCGTGCGGGAGGCGCTGGCTGCGTGCGCCGTTGAGTCGGAGGTTGCGCGGCGCACCGTGACCGTGAAGGAGCCAGGCGTATGAGCACCGGCACCTACTCAACCGCCGATCCCGCAACTGTCGATGCCGACCTCGACACCCGGCTGGGCGACCTTGACGAGAACATCAAGGCGCTTGACGAGGCGAGCGAAGAACTGCTCGCCGCTGAGGAAGCCTGGGACAAGCTCTACGACGAGGTCGAGGAGGCGCTGAAGGATGAGTACATCGACCTAGGGCGCAAGTCCGCGCCGAGCGAGAAGGCGATCGAGTCCGCCACGCGCAAGCAGCATCGCGCGGCCTATACGCGCTACCGGCGCGCGAAGCGCGAGCTTGACCGGCTCGAGAAGAAGGCGCAATCGATCCGCGCAATCCTCGGCGGACGCCAGACCCAGGCCGCCGGCCTGCGCGAGGAACTGAGGCAAGGAGCGTTCTCACGATGAGCGAAGACGCGCGAGTGGAGTCCATTACCGAGCGCGTGACGCTCGACCTCTTCGACCACCTGAACGACCTCGACAAATACGGCCGCACGTACATCCAGCAGTACGTCGAGTCGATCATCGGCAAGCCGACGACTCGCCGGCCGAAGTATCGGTTCCACCCAAAGCTCGCTGAGTTCGTGCGCGAGCTGGCGCAGGACGCAGCAATGGGGGACCGCAGAACTTGTGGGGTGGCTTCGTCGTCTCTTTCCACTAGGGACGGTCGAGTCGCGACGGAGTCGCCCCGCAGGAAGGCGGCATGAGCACGCGTCCGCGCATCCGCTCACTCAAGCCGGAGATCTGGCAGGACGAGAAGATCGGGCGGCTCTCACGCGACGCTCGGCTCCTGTTCATCGGGCTGATAACGATGGCTGACGACGACGGGCGTTTCCGTGCGCTGCCCGCGATCATCCTCGGCCACGCGTTCCCCTACGACCAAGACGCGCATCGGCGCCTGACCTCCTGGATGGACGAGTTGATTTCGCAGGAGCTCGTCGTGATTTACGCGCACGAAGGGATGCCCTACGGGTCGATCCCAAACTGGTCCGCTCATCAACGAATCAACCGCAAGACGGACTCCGTCCTCCCTGAGCCAGGCGTAAACGGTGCACGCAAGCTGCTCGAATCGTTCACTGAACTTTCAGTGAAGGCGGCGTGATCGAGTGATGCGCCAATCACGACTTACTCACTGGCGGATCGGATCGGATCGGATCAAGGATCGGAGCGTAGGTAGTTCAGACGTTTGCTTTCTCCGTCACCGTCGCTCTAGTTCAAACGTTGTCGAGTTCGCAAAAGTTGAGTGCGCAACAAAGGGGGCAGCGTGAGCGAGCTCGACCGGCTGCGCGGCGAGAACGAGGAGTTGCGCTGGCGCCTGAAGGCCGTCACCGACGAGTACGAGTTGGCTGAGCAGGACATCGTCAGGCTGCGTCGCCGTTGCTCCTACCTCGAGCAGAAGGCCAAGCAACGCGATCAGGCTGATCCCGGCAAGGACGTTCAGGACATCTTCGACTACTGGGTCGTCGCCTGCCGCAAGGACCCGAAGCGAACGAAGCTCACCGCCCAGCGCCGCGACGCGATCCGCAAGGCGCTGCGCGAGGGCTACGACGCCTACGACATCCAGCGGGCGATCATGGGGCTTGCTCGTGGCGCGTTCGTCAAGGACGGCGTTCGCTATGACGACATCACCGTCGCCTGCCGCAAGGTCGAGATGTACCGCGACAAGGCCGATGCGATTGAAGCCTTCGACCAGGAGCAGAAGGGCGCCGTTGCGCAGGAGGCCCGCAAGTTCCTCATCGAAAAGTGTGGGCGTCACTACTCGAAGCCGGATCTGCCGGCGCTGTGGTCGGGCGGGTTCGAGTACTTCGCCCATCTGCTCAAGCTCAAGGGCTGCCAGATCAAGGACGGCTACGGCAACAAGCTGACGGCGCAGTGTCCTGCTCACGACGATCGGCACCCGTCGCTGTCGGTGATCGAGGCCGACGATGGTCGCGTATTGGCGAAGTGCCACTCGAACCAGTGCAGCTGGGAAGACATCTGCCGTGCGCTCGGCGTCGATGGTCGTGTGTTCGGGCCGCGCGATCACCACACCTATGGCAAGCCGACTGACAACGGTCAGCAGATCAGCTTTGAGGCAGCGGCATGACCGATTGGCACGACTGGACCGAGGACGACTTCGCCGACCTGGTGGAGCACGCCGACGCGCTCAGCACGAGCCTCGACCCGCTGCCGCTTGGCCCCTGCAAGGCTTGCGGTGAGTACGCGACTGAAGTTCGCCCTGGCCAGTGGGAGTGCGGCTGCTTCAGGAGGGCGGCATGACTGTCGCCTACCTCCCGACCGCCGAGAAGTGGCTGACGCTCCAAGAGCTCGCGGAGCACTACGGCTGCTCGGTGCGCTGGCTCAAGTACCGCCTGAAGGACGGGATGCCTAGCGAGCTAATCGCCGGCCGTAGGAAGATGCGCCTCTCCGAAACCGACCCGTGGCTCGAAGCCCACGGATGGAAGCGAGGCTAGGCGTGATTATCGAACGGAAGTCGTCCTACGGCGTGCGGGTCTACCGTCCGGGTATCGGGCAGAGGTGGGTCGGTAGCTTCGCCTTCAAGGACTACGGCGGCAAGCGCGAGGCCTTGAAGGTGGCGAAGGAGGCCGAGGCGCAGGCGCTCGCCTACAAGGCCCGCAAGGCTCCGCTCGTCGGGAAGTACCTCGACGGCTACCTGGACGACTACGCCAAGCACAACAAGGATTCGTCCTACTCGACGGCCAAGGCTGCGCTGAAGACGTTCAAGCGCGATTTCGGCCACCTCCCTCTTTCCGACGAAGGGATGGAGCAGATCGACCCGGAGACGTGGGTTCGCTCGCATCGTTCCTGCGTCCCTGCCGTCGTGACGTTCTTCAACCACGCCGTTTCCCGGCGTGAGGTTCCGCTGACCTTCAATCCTTTCAGGGGTCTCTCGAAGAAGGGGCGCGGGCGCAAAGACAAGACGCCGCTCTCGGCTAAGGACGTGGACGCCCTTGCTGTGGAGGCCCTGACGCACCACCGCGAGTTCGGCCCGATGATGCGCTCGCTGATCCTGTTCGCCGCGCACACCGCCCTGAGGCCGGGCGAGTTGTTTGCGCTCGAGTGGTCCGACATCGACTTCGAGCGCCGCCGGATCAAGGTTGCTCGCCGCGTCTACAAGGGCGCGCTGGCGCTACCGAAGAATGGGAAGGTCCGTGAGGTCGTTCTGACCCCGCAGGCCCGCGACGCACTGCTGCCACTCGACCGCTCGACCGAGCACGTCTTCGAGACGAAGACCGGCCGGCGCCTGTCGCAGTCTTCGCTCTCCGGCTACTGGACGCCCGTCTCGCGGAACTTCGGCGAGCGCGCGGACAAGAACGGCGAATCAGCACTAGTGGACTTCTACGAACTTCGCCACCGCTGTGCCTACTGGATGTACGTCGAGCTTGGGATGCCCGACCGGGTCGTCGCCGCGCAACTCGGCCATACAGATGGCGGCAAGCTCATCAGGGAGCTTTACGGCCACGGCGATCACGGAGCACTTGAGGAGATCGACCGAGCCTTCGTGGACAACGTGACCCCGCTTCGTGAGGTCGCAAATGGGTAACTTTGCCCGCCTTGTTGCCGCTTCCAAAGCGGATTTTGACCAGTCGCCCCGACTCCCGAACGGGGAGGGCAAGCGAGGGCAAGGCAGTTCTAGCCCCGCTTCCCGACCCGCTTCGGAAGGGCAAGCGAGGGCACCGAAGGGCACGATTCCCAGCCCATCAGGTCGCAAATGGGTAGCAAGGTCGCCGCGATTTGGGTCGCAAACCCTCGCCACCGCCATTGCGCTCGCAGTCGCCCTCGCACTGCTGCTGATCTCCTCGGCGCACGCCCACGTTGGTAACTGCCACTCGCGTAAGTGCGACCGGCGTGTCCACGTCAAGCGCGCCGCCCGCTGGTGTCGCACCCATCCGATCTGCATCTGGCGACACCGCTGGCACGCTGAGGAACCCTCCTGGCGTGCGTGGGCACACCGCACCGAAGGCTGCGAGTCGGGCCACAACCCGAAGGCCGTAAGCGCCAGCGGCACCTACCGAGGCTCGATGCAGTTCGACCTCCGCACTTGGCGCGAGGCCGGCGGCTGGGGCGATCCGATCTTCGCCACGATCTACGAGCAGCGCGTCAGGGCGATTGAACTTGCCAAGCGAGTGGGGACGGGCCGGTGGCCCGTGTGTGGGCACTGATGGGCTTCGCCGCCTCTCACGCCCAGCGCCGCAAGGTCAGCGGCCTGCCCTGCCTAGTCTGCGGCAGCGGTCCCTGCGATCCCGCTCACGTTGCCTCCCGCGCGCAAGGCGGATGCGCCGATCCCCTTTGCGTGGTGCCCCTTTGTCGTCCGCACCATCGGGCCTTCGACACGGGGAACCTTGACTTGCTGCGTCACCTTGAGCCGCGCTACCGCGCCGAGCTCGGTCACGCGATCCAGCACCTTGGCCTAGTCGGCCTTTACAGGCGAGTCACTAACGAGAGGCTCGCCGCATGAACGCAGCACAGCGGATCCCAGCCGCCGCATTCAGAACCACGCGAACGCGGGGCGCCCCAGGGTGCGCCCAGGAAGGGATTCCACGAATGAGACACCGCAGCAAGATCACGCAGCCCGGCTTTCGCAAGGGCATCCCGTCGGCGAACAAGGGCCGTCGCTTCTACGCCGACACACTGACGCCGACCGAGGTCATGGCCCTGGTCGAGGAGTGCAACTGCGGCGCATCCGGCCTGCGCGACCGCGCGCTGATCGTGACCCTCTACCGCACGGGCTTGCGCATCTCCGAAGCGCTCGGCCTGCGCATCCACGACATCGACCTCGAGCGCGGCACGCTGCGTGTCCGGGGCACCAAGACCCGCACGTCGGATCGCACGGTCGGCATCGACAAGATGACCGCCGCGCACCTGCGTGACTGGCTCGACGTTCGCAACACGCTCGGCATTCCGAAGACCTCGGGCCACGTCTTCTGCTGCATAAGCAGGCATGAGATCGGCAACCCGGTCAAGCCGGCGCAGACACGCCAGAAGCTCCACCGCCTCGCCGAGAAGGCTGGGATCTCGAAGCGCGTCCATCCGCACGGTCTGCGCCACACGTTTGCGTCGGAGCTTGCAGACGAGGCTGTTGACATTCGCATCGTCTCCCGCGCGCTCGGTCACTCGAACATCGCGATCACCGACCGCTACATCTCGCACCTCAACCCGACGGCCGTCATCAGCTACATGTCGGAGCGCAAGGCCGCATGAACCGCTACCCCGGCTCATGGATCTTCGCCGCGTGTCTCTGGCCGTGGTACCTCGCCGCAAGCACCTGGAAGGCAATCGCTGAAGCACTGGTTGACGCGGCGGGAGGGGACCGATGAGCGACGGCATGAACCGCCACCTGCGCCGCCTCGCCGACCGCCGCTACCAGCGCATGCGGATCTACGAGCGCACGCTGCTGCGCATCCGCCAGTCGCCGACCGCCACGGCACGCGAGCTGCGCGACATGGCACGGCGCGGCTTGGAGGAGGCCAGCCGATGAGGGCAGGGAGCACGACCCACGCGATCTGGTGCATGAACTGGTGCCTGAGCTACGGCCACGCCTGGACGTGGTACGGCACGAGCAGCGTCAGCCAGCCCGTAGGTGCTGTCTGTACGCGATGCGGAGCGGAGCGGAAATGACGGACCCAATCGAAGCCCTGGCTGACGAGAACTACCAGCTGCGTAAGGCGCTTGAAGAGATCGCGACCCGTCCCACGGTTGAGCGCAATCCCGATGGCGTGGATCAGGCGGCGTGGACGATGCAACTGATCGCCCGCGAGGCGCTACGCGATAAGGACGAGACGTAGTGGCGCTCTTGGAAGACATCGAGCGGGATTTCGCCGCATGAGCAACTTGACTCCCTACTACCGCGACGACTACGTGACGATCTGGCACGCGGACTGTCGCGATCTGCTGTCCAGCATCCGCGCCGAGTTCCTGGTCACTGACCCGCCCTACGGCATCGGGTGGAAGCGTGGCTCGAACCCCGCTCGTGCGTCGAAGCCCCACGCCGGGATCGCCAATGATGAGGACACCAGCGTGCGCGACGAGGTGTTGGGACGGTGGAACGGACCAGCGGTCGTGTTCGGTTCCCTCGCGGCTCCACGGCCCGCAGGAACGGTCCAGACGCTGATCTGGCACAAGCCCCCGGACTCCGGCGTCGTCGGGTCCGTGACGGGCTTCAGGCGCGACGTGGAGGCCATCTACCTGTGCGGCAAGTTCCCACAGCGCACGGTTCAGTGGTCAAGCGTCCTTCAGGCTTCACGACCGGACCGCGACACGGGGCACCCGCACGCGAAGCCGGTGGACCTGATGACGCGGCTCATCGCGCTAGCTCCGGGGATCGTCCTCGACCCATTCATGGGGTCCGGGTCCACGCTGGTCGCGGCGAAGCTGATCGGGCGTCAAGCGGTCGGCATCGAACTGGAGGAGGCGTACTGCGAAATGGCCGCCTCCCGCTGCGCCCAGGAAGTCCTCGACCTAGGAGAAGCCGCCTGATGTCAACCAAAAGAGAGCTAATCGCCCGCGCCCTCTATGAGGATGAGTGGGAGGTTCGAGAAGCAAAGCACCGCCACGCCGTCGATCTGGAGCCCCCTCCGCCGTGGCCCGATTTACCTGACTGGCTGAACGCCGACGCTTACCGCCGCAAGGCCGACGCAGTAATCGAAGCGATCCGCGACGAGGGCTACGTCATTACCGAGCGGAGGAACGTGCGATGACCAAGAGTAAGCCGCGTTGCCCGACATGCCTCAGCAGCAGCCCATGGTTCACCCGCTGCCAGGACTCGTCGGCGCTCACACCCGAGCAGAAGGCGCAGCACGACCGCGTAAGCCACCGTCGCGGCTGCGCTGACCCGTTCCACAGACGGACGTTGAACGGAGGGCACGTTGGCTAGCGCCCGCGTCTTCGAGGGCGACTGCATCGATGGCCTTCAAAGGCTCGCCACTCAGACCGTCCAGACGTGCATCACGAGAGGACATCAGCCGCGAAGAGGCCGAGGCCCGCATGGACGAACTACTGGCCCTCGAACACCGTCAGTTGGAGCTCACATGAATTCGCAACAGAAAAAGCTGACCCTCGTCAAGCGCGACGCCCCGAAGTTCGTCCCGCAGTCCGAACGAGTCCCATACGGCGTTAAGGGCGTGGTGCAGAACGTCTTGTGCAGCGACTTCGGCATCGCCGAGCACGAGGCCCTATCGAACGCGATCTGCAACGCCATCGCACCGTACTTCAAGGAACCGCACATTCCAGGCTGCACCGCTGTCTCGCACTTCGGGGACCGCGAGGTCCGTTGTGGGTCCTACGAGGGGCATGAGGGGGCGCACTTCTTCTGGATGCAGTGGAACGGCGATAACAAGCCTGAGCGGTTCGAGATTCGCGTCTGCCCGGAGTGCCGCGCTGAGTGTCACTACCAAGTTGACCGCAAGCGGTGGTCGTGCGGTGACGAGTCTCATGCGGGCATGGAGGTCTGGAACGTGGTCGCAGAGGAGCGGGTTCTGTGACGCTCCCGACACGAATCGACTGGAATGACCGGCGCGTCCACGCTCGCACGCCTGCGGGGAACGAGGTCGTCCGGTACGACCGCGCAGGCAAGTGGTACGTCGAGAGCGCAGACCTGCCCCGCGAGAAGCTGACCATCGACCAAGCCGTGCAGATGGCGCTGGCTCCGGGGACGACGATCAACTTCGGCCTGTCGGGTGGTTCTCGCTTCGATGCGCTCGTGCGGGGCTACCTGCCCGAAGGAAGGTCATCTTGAGCCAATTCGTGCCGCCATCCGTCCGCTACGGAAACCGTCGCGTGAGATTCGCGTGGTGGGTCGGCACCCAGCGGGAGGCGTTGGCCCTTCGGCTCGCACCGTGGCTTCGTGGAACCGCAGAGGCGCGGCAATGCGATCCGGCCCTTCACTGTGACGGGCGGTGCAACTGCTTCGTCCCTACGGGCGAGGCGGCGATGCGGCTGCAAACCTTGGAGTCGGGAATCGCGTCGGAGGGCGGCCCAGCTAACCCTCGTGATCTAGTCGCGGCCGCGCCCGGCTCCAAGTCACGTAAGAAGCCGCCCTGTGGCGATTGCGCCTCCCTGACGCGCAAAGACCTGTCTGAGGCCCTACACCGGGCGCTGACGGACCTAGCGACCGCTGAAGGCGAAGCGGAGCGGCTACGCCGTTACATCGACTCGATTCCCTACTCCGATGAGTGGGAGGCCGCTCAGCGCGAGTTTAAGTGGGCTATCGCCTTTATCGAGGATCGAGGGCTGCTCGATGACTATGACCGTTCGCTGGTTGAGAGAGCTAGGGCGGAGGGGCGGGGGTGACCTCGCACCCGCAACAGCTTCGTCTCGTCGTCTGGACGGGTTCCCAAAATGGCTGGGTGAGCCAGGTAGAGGTCACGACGCCCGCGTTCGACCGCACCCAGTACGCAGTAGGCGAACTGGACAAGCAGACGGCGAACGAGCTAGTCGTCCGGCACCACTACCTGCACCGCAAGCCGCAAACGAGCCACGCCTTCGGCCTGTTCTCGCACGGCGAAGTAGTTGGAGCGGTGACGTTCGGCCCACCGGCCAGCCGTCACTTGCAGATGTCGGCCTGCCCCTCGGAGCCCGATAGCGTCAGCGAACTCAACCGGCTCTGGGTGGCGGACGAGTGCCCCCGCAACAGCGAGTCCTTCTTCGTTGCCCACGCACTCAAGCTCCTGCCCCCGCTGGTCGTCGTGTCGTACGCAGACACGGCCTGGGGGCACTTCGGCTACATCTACCGGGCGCTCGGGTTCCGATACGCCGGGTGGACCGACATGGAGCGCAGCAAGCCGCGCTACGACTACATCGCCCCCGATAACAAGCACACTCGGGATTCGTTCCGGGGCGGCGAGGCTCGCTGGACCCACCGCGTTCGACGTAAGCCCAAGGCGAAGTATTGGACCGTCACGGGCGACCGCCGCGAGCGCAGGGATCTCGAGCGGATTGTGGGCTGGCCGTCGCTCGACTGGCACGACTACCCCGTGCCTACCGAACACGTCCAGCTACGGCTCGCAAAAAAGGCCGCGTGACTGGGATCACCGGACCGTTCCCAGCCTTCTATCAGGGCTACGGCGTTCCGTTCGACGGCATGGACGACGACGAGCGCACGAAGCGCAAACCGCGCCGCAAGCGCCCGGCGTCCAAGCGGACCCGCACACGGAGGAAGTCGTGACGAATCCGGATCTAAGCGAGCGCACTCGCTGCGAGGGCTGCGGCGCGGTCACAAGGCTTGAGAGTGGCTACTGCCGTGCCTGTTGGGGCGGGCGCCTCACCAACTCCTGCACCTGCCACGTCTCGGAACCCGACGAGTTCGGAAACCGCGACCTGATCGAAGCGCCGGACTGTCCACTCCATGGATAAAACTTTGCATAGATCCCTTGACAATGCATAGAGGGCTATGCATAATGAACCTATGAGCATCAAGACCACAGAGCGGAACACATGGAAGGTCGAGGGCGAGCTGTTCGGCCAGACCACCACCGTCTTCGAGAGCGCCGACATCTTCGAGTGCATCGCGTGGGTGCAGGAGAACGACCGATGACCAGCCTCAACGTCTTTAGCGCCGTTACCTACGTGATCCGCGCCGACGACAACCTCCCGGCGCTCGCGAGCCTCAGCACGCTTGCTGAAGTCCGCGCCTGGGGACGTGAGCGCGGCCTCGTCCTCCGCCGTATCGCTCCTGGCGATGTCGGTCTGTGTCACCGACTCGATCCACGTCGATGAGCGCAACGTGCCCTCATTGCGGTCGCACGTATACGGGCGGGTCGGCGCTCCGCCTCGCCCGGTCGTGCGCCGATGCTTGCCGACCAGGTCGAGAACGCGGGGAATCGTATGTGGCGCTCTGGAACGCCACGGGTGACCAGTGGGTCAGGCTGTATCGACGTCTGAGACGGGACAATCGGTGAGTGACCGTGGAAGAACTGAAGAAGGCAGAGGCGCGGTATCGGCGCGCATACAGCCGTGCGGAGGAAGCACGCGAAGCCCGCAACGAGGCCGTGAGAAAGGCGCTGGCAGAGGGCTGGACGCATCAGGCGATCAGCGACGCAACCGGCCTAACGCGTGGTCGGATCAACCAGCTCCGGGAGAAGTAAAGGCGGAACGGATGAGGGAAAGCCAAATGTTTCAGGAGGAGGCGGGTATGGCTGAGAGAACGGCCACACGAGAGGACGTCGCAGCAACCTTGCGCCGGATCGCCGATCGCTTGGAACGGGACGATACGGCTGAACTGGAGGGGGAGATCACGCTGATTAGAACCGTGCCGCCGACGCAAGAGTCGATCAAGCGATGGGCTGCTGCGGGCCACGCGTGGCCGGAACCAGCGCCTCAGAAGACGAGGTTCACGCTTCATCTCGGCAACGGCGCGTTCTCCCAGCAGAAGCGATGACATCGATTACCCCCGAACACCGCGCGGAAATAGTCGATGAGGTCCTCGCCGCGCTTGGCCTTGGTGACTTCGACGCGGCTGTAGAGCGCGGAGCACGGGCGTTCCGCAACGAGAGCGCGAACCCCGGCATCCTTGCGTGGGACCGCAAGACAGCACGCACTGTCCTAGAGGCGGCACTCTTTGCTGGCAATCGCGCATTCGGATCGCAGCACACCGACCCGCGCTATGTGGTGCTCAAGGCCAAGCGCGGCGCCGCATTGGAGGAGAAGTAAGCATGGAAAGGATGACGAACGAGCGACCTCGCGGTAGCGATATTGACCACATCGTTGCCCTGCCCGTGACGCACGAGAACTTCGTGCGGTTGATCTTCGCGCTGCACAACGGGCGCAACCAAGACGGCAAGCGTTTTCGCAGCGAGTATCGCTGGGGCAAGGTTGTCAATTACGCCCGCGAACTCACACACTTGACTACGACAAGCTTGGGGGACGGGGACACCGCCATCGCCGGGGAACCGGCCGAGCGTTCCAATGGGGCGCTTGGGGAGTACGAAGGGCCGTCCTCGTCCCCCGAGGTAGCCTGGACCGAGGTCGGCTGGACCGCTGAGGAGTACGCGAAATGCCCGGAGGTTATCGACCGCCTTCACACGCGCATCCTCGACCTACAAGACGCCCTAGACCGCGCGCAGCAGCACCTTGACGAGGTGTTGTACAAGCGAATGGTCAAGCTCAGCGAGGCCACCAAGGTCGATCTAGCGGACCCGTCCGTCGAGGTCGTGGATGACATCGGGCTTGCCGCTCGCTTGGCTACGGAAGGAGGCGAGCGTGCCGACTGAAGAGGAGACGTACTTTGCGGAGCGCAACCGGAGGCTGTTGGCCGCTAATATCAACCTGAAAGCCCGCGCCGACGCGGCCGGAGCCCGCGTAGCCAAGCTCGAGGCGCTGATCCGCGACGTGAACTGGCTGCTGACGCATGTGGTGTTCGCGGACACGTTCGGCCCCGACGACTACGAGCGGGCATGCGAGATCGACTACCGCGTGCGCGCCGCGTCGGGTGAGTTCTCGCCCGTTACGAAGGGGAACCATGCCAACTAAGGCCACGTTCTACTGCGACGGTCCAGACTGCGAACGCCATGGCGGCGCTATGGATGGCCGTCAGGCGCTTCCTCCGGGCTTCCTGCGGGTCGAGTGGGGCGATCAGGACCGGGACGACCGGCTCATCTTCTGCACCTGGGATTGCGTCCTGAAATACGGCGCGAAGTTCCCGCCGACCGAAGTAATCCCGCTGTACGACGAGCAGGACGACGAGAGGGGAGAGCAAGTTGACTAGTGAACTTCGAGAGTTGTCCATCGGTGAGCGCGTCGTCGTCACCGAGCCGGGGTGGTCCCAAGGTGCTCACGGCGTTGTCGTGAAGCACATCGAAGCGAGGCCGGAAGACCGGGTGTACACCAGTGGTGACTGGTACACGATCGAACTCGATGAGCCGTGGTTCAACGGAGCTACGCCTGACGGGTCGCGTAAGGCCGCTGTGCAGCCGTGGCACGTCGAGCCGCTGCCCAATGAGGAGTTCGAGCGGTTCGAAGACCTGACGCGAAAGCTGGTCAACCCCGATGGCTGAGCGGGAAGCGTGGTGTCGGGTGTCCCCGTCGCCGTGATTCGCAGGTACGCATGGGAGCGGGGCCGCGTCTCGTATGACGGCACCAACCGCCGACTGAACGAACTGATCGAGCAGGGGCTAGCGATCAAGCCGAAGCGGGGCTACTACCTGCCGATCAACACGCTTCCCGATGGTTCCAAGCGGGAGTCCTGATGGGCGTTCGAGTCATCCTTAGCTGCGGCGGCTGCGATGCCACCGCCGAGGGCACACAGCCGATCCGTAGACGCTTTCACGGCACTCACGGTGACTGGGGGCTGGGGCGCTATCTCACCGACCCGATCACCGACGCAGCGCCCGAAGGCTGGGTCATGTTCGACCCGTACACCCAGGCGACCTACTGCCCGGACTGCTGGGCGCAGATCGACCCGGACAACGTCCCCGATTCCAGTCAAGAAACCGAGGCGATCCCGCATGGCTGCTGACGAAACGCCGGAACCGATCAGCTTCAAATCAGACCCGAACATGCCGCACTTCACGGTCGTGACTGCGCAAGCGGAAACCGTATGGGACCCGACCGTGCTGGAGGAGCACCTGCTCGGCGGCCCTCGCAGCGATGCTGATTGGGCGAATGCGACCGTCACGCTCAAGGTGCCGATTCACGGGACCGCGCAGACGACCGTGCAGGAAGTCGATGTGCCGATTCAGGTGCTCGCGGCCCTGATTAAGAAGGCACTCTGGACAGACGTCATCAAGGTTGGAGAGTCGGGTCGATGAGCCAGCCCGACAACCAGCCAGACCAAACCCAAACGCTCGAAGCTGAACTGGCCGAATACGACTGGTGTGTGAATTGCGGCGAGCTGGCGCGTGTTTGTGACCTTAACCCGCACGGCTGCCAGACACAGCCGTGTGTCCACGAGGCCGACGAGTGAAGTCGTTGAGACAGCGCACCTATTACGTCGTGCGGATCGTCCTGAACGACGGGACAAGGACGGCCACCGAGGAGCGCCTGTTGTACGGCCCGTTCGTCTGTGACGAGGCCGAGGGCCTGCGCATAGCCGAGAACGCGGCGAGACACGCGCTGCGCTTTGTGGAGCACGCGAGGGTTATCGGAGCGGAGGCACTGGATGGATAGGGCACCGTGGGCCGCGTGGCTGTTCCCCGGCGCGATGGTGGCGTGGATCGTGCTGATCGTGTTGATCCACGTTTTCGGGTGGGGTCCATGAACGGGCAGCGGTGGCGAATCGCACTCGCGAACCGGGCGATGGACGTCGCAGCGTGGCTCGTACGACCAACGGGTTATCGCCCGACGTTCGTCAAGACCGAGCGGCGCTTCGATGAGCCGACGGTCGTGCGAGCGCGGGTGGAGAAGCAAGGTGAGTAGACGAAACGAAAGGGACACACCGATGACTATTGGAACCGAAACCCTCGGAATCAGGATCACCCGTGGCCGACTCGACCGAGGCGGCCGATTCCACGACAACCAGCCGTGCGTGTTCCTGCTCTGGCGTGGCCGTCGGGTGGTGGGGTGAGCAAGTCGTTACGACAGCCGAACGCCTCTAGTCGTCCCTGCCCGTGCTGCAAGGGGAAGGGTCACACCGTCGAACAGGCCGATGGCGGCGGTGCGACCGATGGCGTGTTCAGCTACGAACTTCCATGCTCTGAGTGCGACGGCACCGGCCAGAAGTGGGCGACCGCGATCACGACCAAGAACGGGGCGAGCGCGGTCATCCACGGGTCCGCCCCGCTCGATGAGGAGTCGCAAGGGGCACTTTCGCGGATCATCGACGCAGCGTTTAAGGCGATGGGTGAGAAGTGAAGTCGCAGCCACTGCAGCCATCGGGTCCGCGCTGCCCTGGCGTGATCGTTGCGTGGCCGAAGGATTGGCCGGATCAGAGGATTCCGTGACGCACCCGATCAAGACCGTGCTGAAGCCTGGGACCCGTGTCTATCACCGCGTCTTCAAGCACATGAGCGGCGAGGTGGTCAAGGGAGACGGCCACGGCCACTACCAGGTTCGCGTGGACCCCGAGATCGGCCACTTCAGCGAGTTCATCTGGATCATGCCCAATGAGATCGTGGTCGAGAAGCCTCGACGGAGAAAAGCCACATGAGCCCGTGTAGGAGGGCGTTCTCCTCAGCTCCGCCGTTCGTAGACAGACTCGGACTTTTTTGCTTCGTACACCCGCACGACGTGGTCCGGGTTGATGAAGACCGTGACACCGTCAGCAGTCTCGAAGCGAGGCGCGACACTCGAGCGGACGAGAGCGCCGCCAGCAACGCCCGCTTTGCTCCAAAGCTGCGTCGCCACCCAGTCCAGGTCGTTGGTGTGGACGTTCTCACCGTTGACCGCGACGACTGCGCCGGTCACGAGTTCGATGTTGATGATCGTCATCGCCCTAGCCTAAGCCGTCAGCGAAGGAGATCCGAGTGCTAGTTCTGCCGCATGGAGCTATCAAGAGGCTTGTCGAGACAGGCTCGGTGGACGTCTGGACGCCGCAGATGGAGCCAGAGCCTGCGTTGAACGTCCATCACGTCGTTCGTCGGCGTGCGATCGGCGAATCGATCACTCGAGCCAAGGCCGCTCACGTCCGCATGGCCGTCCTACAGGAGCTCACGACCGCCGAGGCTTGGGCCGCCGGCTTCAAGAACCGCGACGACTTCTACGAGTGGTGGCGCTTGAAGTTCCTCACCGGCCCGCTGATGGAGGAGATCGAGTGCTGGGTCGCCACGTACGAGCGTGAAGACCTGGACATCCCTCAGTTCCTCGCCCGCCCGGTCGCACGGCGTACGGGCGATTACACAGCCAGCCCAGTGCGCGGAATTGACGACCTCGAGGCCGTGGATGCTTCCGAATGGGCAGCAGCAGAGGAGAGGCGCCGGCAGATGCACGCCCAGCAGGCCAAATTCATGTGGCGGATGCAGCGCCGCCGCAAGGCCGCTTAATTCGTCCGATCCAAGGGTAAACTCGACGTTGAGCCTGGGTCTTCGCACCGCCATATGCGGAGTCGCGCGCCCTTGGCTGGCAGTTCTTCTGCGCCCTTTTCCCGGCGCCTCCTCTCCCATGACACCGCACAACCGCCTCTACGAGGACACGTTCCTGCGTACCCCTGGCTGCCACTGCCCGGAGCCAGTCGGCGATCTGCGAGAGGGAACGTGCATCTTGTGCGGCCATCAAGTAGCGGGTCACGAGATGCCCGTCCGCCCGAAGAGCATGAGCCTTGGCGCGGGCATTGACCGCTCAACGTTCGCCAAGCCCACGCGGAAGTTCAGGCCGGCCGCATGAAGGCATACGTCCCGAACCCCAATCCTCAGGACTGGGTCTACGAGAACGGCTTCGTCTACGCCCGTGACGCGTACGTAGAGACGCCTCTGAGCGCGGATGAACAAGCGGCGTTGGCCAGTCTCGGACCCAAGGACGAGGACAACCCCGATGTTGCCCGTCCAGGCGAGTGGGAGCAGTTCTGATGGGTGCAGCGGTCCAGCGCAGCTACACGCTCGAGCAGATCGAGGCAGGGCTGACTGAGCTCGCCATCTGGCACGGCAATGTCAGACAGGCCGAGCGGACATTGGCTGAGCGCGGCTTGGAGATCCCGAAGTCCACCCTTCAGGATTGGAAGACGATTCATGCTGACCGCCTAGCCGAGCTTCAAGAGCAGATCGTTCCTCAGGTGAGGGCGAAGCTGGCCGAGGTTCACGAAGTCATCAGCATGCGGGCTGGCGAATTGACGCTTAAGGGCCTAGATCGCTTCGGAGACGAACTGAGCAAGCTTGAGGCGAGGGACCTAGCCGCAGCCATCCGCAACATCAGCACCACAGGCGCCATAGCGGTGGACAAGGCGTCGCTACTGCGCGGTATGCCTACCGAGATCCGCCAGACGGATTCAGCGGAGGAGATCCTGAAGCGCCTCGAGCAGAAGCACCCCGGCATGTTCGTGAGCAAGCAGGCGGATGCGGATATCCCAGAGGCTGAGGTCGTAGAGGAGAAGCCCGCCGAAGGCGCTGGAGGGGCAGTTATTGCGGACGCACACGGACGCAAACGCACAGGCGCGAGTACCTAGGGCGAGCTTCCCGAGTAGCCGCACCCTCCACGGCCATTGGTCAAGAACCGCTTACCCATGCGGGATATGTGGAGCTTGCGACTCGCCGTGCGACTGCATGGATGCTGAGAAGCCCTTAGCCCATGACCCACCTGGCCGCTGAGGACGCCCGCCGGCTCCTCACACGCACGAGGGGGAGGGGAGGGGTCCGCGCCCTTCGCGGGACTTCCCAAATTTCTAGCCCCCTCTTGCAATCCGCCAGACAAACGGCTTTTCCCTTTGGCTCTCCCACGGATCAATCCCGCCTATCTGGCATCCCTGCCTCCGAAGGAGCGGGCGGAAGTCGAAAGGGATCTGGCCCGACTCGAGCAGCTGACCGAGGCGGACCCGCTTCAGACCTTCGAGCCGAACTGCTCCGAGCAGGACAAGTTCCTCCGGGCTACGACAAAGACGCAGGCGGCTTTCGCCGGCAACCAGGCCGGGAAGACGACCTCGCTGATCGTCAAGAGCCTGATCCAGGTGACGCCGAGGGAGCGGCTGCCTGAGCGCCTGCGGCCGTACAAGCTGTTCGACGGGCAGGTGCAGGGAAGGGTTGTGGCACCGGGCGCACGACAGCTCGGGAACACGATCATCCCGGCCTTCCGCCAGTGGGCGCCGAAGCACATCCTGATCGAGGGGAACTTCGACAAGTCGTGGCGGGCGCAGGAACAGGTGCTGCGCTTCAACGATGGCTCCTTCATCGACTTCCTTTCCTACGAGACGGAGCTCGACAAGTTCGGCGGCGTCCAGCGCCACTTCCTCGGCTACGACGAACCTCCCCCGCGCGACATCCGCGACGAGGGTCTGGCTCGTCTGACGCGCTTCGGCGGCTTCGAGATGTTCGCGATGACCCCGCTCAAGGCGAACACGGGCTGGATCAGGCGCGACATCTGGCGCAAGCGCGAAGCCCCGGACGTGACGGTCGCCAAGTGGTCGATCCACGACAACAAGGCGCTTTCAGAGGAGGCGGTCCGCTACTTCCTTGACAACCTGCCGAACGATCTCTGGCGCGCAGCGCGCGAGTTCGGAGACTTCGTAGAGGTAGGCGGGCTGATGTACCCGCGCTTCGAGGACTGGGTCCCGAAGGACATCCCGGCAGACCCGGATGAGGCGATGGAGGCTCTGCAAGAGCGGGTCGCAGCCTCGGACATCGTCGTCGGCATCGACCCCGGCTATCGCAACGCCGCCTTCGTCTGGGTCGCCTTCGACCGCGACGGGCGTGCTCTCGCCTTTGCCGAGCGGGTCTTGCAGCAGAAGGACGCCTCCGACTACGCGGGCGCCATCCGCGCCATGAACGCGCGCTGGGGCCTCAAGCAGGACGAGATCACCTACGTGATCGACCCGTCCTACCGCTCACGCGGGCTCGCGGGCCACGGGGAGAACGTCGAATCGGCGCTTTCACGCGAGGGCATCTACTGCGTCCCCGGCGAGAACGCGATCGAGGCGGGCGTGATGGAGGTCAACCAGCGCGGCAACTCGCAGATGCTGGAGATCTCTCCCGCACTCGTAGGGCTTCGTGACGAAGCCGACGAGTACGCGATGGAGGACCGCGAGGACGGCGTCTTCAAGGAGAAGCGCAACGACAACTCGCACCGTTTGGACGCGCTCCGGTACGTCTGCATGTACCGGACCTGGACCCCCTCGATGGACCTGCAGGAGCGCCAGGCGCTCGGCTGGGTGCCCGGCACCGCCCCAGGCTTGGATCTCTTTGAAGGACGCAGGCAGGCAGTACCGATGGGCGATATGTCATGACACCGAAAGGAGCCACCTAGTGGCAAGCAAGAAGTCATCCTCGAGCAAGAAGTCCTCGAGCACAAAGTCGAGGTCCTCCTCGAAGTCATCCGCTCCGAAGGTCAAGGACGCAACCAAGACACCGGCCGGCGCCTCGCAGGCCTCGAAGACCGAGGAGCGCCGCCCCGCTCCGACGATCGGCGACACCGCCGGTGCGGAGTTCAACCCGGCCCGCACGCCGGAGGGCGAGAAGGTGGCCCAGACGGGTGCCAACCCGCGCGCATCGCGTGCAGGCGTCATCACGAACATCGGATCAGTGGGAAAAGCTGACTCCGGCGCGGAATACACCGTTTCCGTCCTCGACGGAGGATCGGTTGCGCTGAGCGTCGGCAGCAGCCAGGGCGAGTTCCTGACCCAGAACGATGCGATCCAGCTGCGCAAGCTGCTCGATCAGGCAGTGGTGGGGGCCTTCTGATGCCGACCCAGACCGTGGCGCAGGTCGAGGCCTACGCCCATTGCACACAGCCGCGCTGCCCCGGCTACCGCGAAGAGGCGGTCCGGGGCGTGCGCACCGAGGACGCCTACACCTACGCCGAGCGTGGTGGCGACCTTCCGGGGATCGAGTCCTCGTTCGTGTACCTCACGTTCGCCAACGAGGAAGAGATCCCATGTCCGCACTGCGGGCGGCCGCGCGACATCTCACCGACGTCGCGGCCGCAGTACGCGAACCTCTCAGGCTTCGCACAGGACGGGTTGCTCGATGTCGAGCCGTTCGACGCCGCGAAGCAGGTAGAGGTCGCCGGTCAGCCGGTGCGCGACGACGAGCGGGAGTCGATGCTGACCGAGATCGCCGAGCTGCGCGGGATGGTCACGGCGCTGCTAGGGCAGTCGAAGCCGCCCGAGGAACCGGAAGGCGACTGATGCGTCACGTCGATCAGGCGGTCGTTCGACCGTTTCGCTGTGCCGTGATCCCGTACCTCGGCAACAAGAACGCCTTGGGCGGGTTCATCGACACGGGTCAGAGCCTCGACCGCGAGCACGTCTACATCTCGCTCGAGGCGGCGGTCGAGCTCGCGAAGTTCATCGGCTGGACCGGGCCAAGCGCGGTCAAGGCGAAGGACGACGAGATCGTGGCGCTTAGGTCGCGGATCGAACAGTTGGAGGCCGAGGTGCGCGAGGCGGACAAGTTCGCCGAGTCGGCGGAATACACGCTTGCGCGCTTCGGCCAGAAGGTCCAGCGCAAGCCCGGCAGGCCGAAGAAGGAGACGCCCGCATGAGCCAGGTCGGATACGCCACGAGCGCGATCAAGCGCGCGTTTGCGAACGTCGCCGTCTCGCAGACGGACTCGAGCCTCGTAGCAGCAGTCACCGGCAAGAAGCTCCGGGTCATCGCGCTGTTCGTCTCAGGTGCGGGTACGGCGACCAACGTCACTCTCAACAGTAAAGGTGCAGGTGCGGGCACGGCGATCTCGCCGCTGATCGCGAGTGGTGTCAACACCCAGACGGTCCTCCCCTATTTGGAGAATGGCTGGTTCGAGACGAACGCCGGTGAGGCGCTGACGGTCACCACCGGGACAGGCTCTACGACGGGCATCTTCGTCCTCTACGTCGAGGTCTAAGGAGACAGGCGCGGTGGCTACAGACGCAATCCAATGGCAGGTGAAGACGACCCTTGACAAGTACGAGGGCGACTTCACGGCCGAACAGATAGATGCCGGCGAGGCGGACGACGCGCACATCGAAACGGTCGAGCGCGAGGGCAACCTGCTGATGTACGGCGGGGCCTCGTGCCTGTGGCAGGCCCTGATCGGCAACGGCACGACCACAGCAGGACAAGCGCTCACCTACTTCTCGAATACGCGCGCCGCGATTGGTGCGGGTGATTCCAGCACCGCCGCCGCTGCGACCCAGACCGACTTGCAGGCCGCGACCAACAAGGCGCGCGTAGGCATGGACGCGTCCTACCCGACGCACACCGACGCGACGACTTCCGGCGCCGCGACGATCACTTTCCGCGCGACCTTCGACACCTCGACCGCGAACTTCACCTGGGCTGAGTGGGGGATCTTCAACTCTTCGACCGCCGCCACCGGCCGGATGCTCAATCGCAAGGTCGAAGCGCTCGGCACGAAGACCTCGGCGCAGACCTGGCAGATGACCGTCACGATCACGCTCGCCTAGCGGGCGCGAGGACTTAGTCTGTGGCCTTCTCGGTCACAAAGGGCAGTTTCGCTGCCAAGACGTCCACCGGGACGCAGGCAATCACGGGCGTCGGATTCCAGCCGAAGGCGGTGATCCTGTTCTGGGAGCGCATCACCGCTGCCGGCTTCAACGCGGCGAACATCTCGGGTGGCATGGGGATGTTCACGTCCGCGACCGACTGTGCAGTCACGGCGTGGGGGATCAACGACGCGGCTGCTGCCAACTCCGCGAGCGGTTCTTACGGCTACTTCAACGCGGGCACCTACTGCTGTCTGATGATGTCGGACGCGACGCCGACCTACGCGCGGTACTGCTCGCCGGTCTCGATGGACGCGGACGGATTCACGATCACCTGGGCCGTCGCCGACGCGAACGCCGTGATCGTCCATTACCTGGCGCTCGGCGGGACGACGCTCACGAACGCCAAGGTCGCTTCCGGGACAACCGGCGGCACGACCGGGAACCGCGCATCCACGGGGGTCGGGTTCCAGCCCGACGCGCTGTTTTTCATGGCCCGTCGCGACGATGGCGTCGCCAACCCGTATGCCGACGTTGGCATCGGCGCGGCGCTGTCGTCTACCAATCGCGCCTTCGCCTACTTCGGCACCGAGCGCGCGGCCAGCCCGACGAACGTCTACCAGGCGCAGGGCACGACGAAGACGCTGATAATTCCCAAGGCGTCCGGTGGCGGTGTGGTCGGGTCGAAGGTGGCCGACTTCGTCTCGATGGACGCGGACGGTTTCACGCTTAACTGGACGACCAACGACGGGAGCAACCCAAGCCAGCCGTTCGCGTACCTGGCGTTGAAGGGCGGCAACTACCAGCTCGGCGTAGAGACGCAAAAGACGTCCACCGGGACGAAGGCGACGACGGGCGTCGGATTCGCACCGGCCGGACTGTTCCTGTTCGGTGCCAACCACACATCGACCGTCTCGGATCAGACCGACAAGCGCCGCATCTCGATCGGTGCTGCGTCATCTCCCGGTGTCGAGGGCTGCATCTGGGATCAGTCGGTGGACAACGTCGCGACGACGCAGACATCAGCCGCGACTGTCACCGACAAGGTCCTGCGCCACGCCACCGCTGATTCGACCACAGACGCTGAAGCCGATGTTGCAACGATCGACTCAGATGGCTTCACCCTCAACTGGACGACCGCTGATGCGACGGCGCGCGAGTTTGTCTACTTTGCCGTTGGCCCCGGCACTGCCACACCGCCGACAACTGTTAGCGCATCGGACAGCGCAACCGCCACCGAAGGCACGACTGCCGTCGTCGTCTCGGTCGCCGAGCCTGCGATCCCCACGCTTAGCCACGCCGCGTCGTCGGTCATGGGCATGGGCTCGGCCGGATCTTGGGACGACTACCTCGTCTACAACCCCCGGATCGTCAAGAACATCGACGGCATCTCGCCGTACCGGGACGCCAACGGCTACTACTACATCTACTACAGCGGCTCGGGCAACACCGTCGGCACCGACCGCGATCGCATTGGCCTCTACCGGACGCTCGACTGGGTCACCTTCACGAAGTACTCGGTCAGCGGGCCGGTCATGGGCTGGGGCCCTTCCGGCACCTACGACGAATCCGGGACCGTCTGGGACGGCACCGACGTCTCGGCCACCACCGTCATCCACGACGGCACGAAGTTCATCATGTACTTCGAGGGCAACCGCTTCTCGAACGCACACGGGGACCAGGTGGAGATCGGCGTGGCGACCTCGACGGATGGCCTGACTTGGACGAAGGACGCGGGCAACCCGATCGTCACTCGCGGCGCGGCCGGCACGGGCGACGCGGAAGACGTCTACGCCTTCAGCGTCATCAAGGACGGCTCGACCTGGAAGGCGTGGTACACGGGCCACGACAGCGCGGGCAACTACCGCGTCATGCACGCCACCGCCTCGGCCTACAACGG